GCCTACGAGAACGGTAGCCGCTGCTCTTATAGTTAAAGACATACAGACTCTTACCGGCTGGGATTTTATACTCAAGATCATTACCAGAATTAATCTGATGCTCCTTGCCGGTATCATCCTTCCAAGACGCACCAACACCCCAACCACCGGCCAATTCATTCATTGTATAATATAGACTAATGGCTTCCACCTTGGTTTTGGCGGCGGCGATCTTTTTGGAGAATTCCTCTTTCATTTCCATATAGATGTCTTGAGTCTTTTGACGCAGGGTTTTAATAACCTGCTTCGTATACTGCAAGCCTTCTCTGGAAACGTCCATTTCCAATTCACCAATACCAAAGTCTAGTTCAAGGTACAGACCGGAGTGAATGATCTCTCCGATAAAACTCTTCCAACTATCAATATCGGCCTTTTGGAAAGCACGATTCCACTTCTGGATATGATCTGGAGTATCCTCTTTTTCCTGACCAACAATTTGTGCGGTATGCACAGGATATGCGATATTACCCATAATAGCCACAACACCGCTATCAATACGATGATAATTATTGGGATAATACTGACTATCGTTATTAAGTCTACAGACTCTCCATCCAGTACCACTAATCACAATATTGGTATTGCTATACTTATGATCTTGGAGATTTGGTGCAACTCCACCCTCTATAATAGGCTTCATTCGGAAATAATGAAAAATCCTCATAGCCTTATTAGTAAACTCAGCAAAGTCCTGCTGCTTAACAGCAAAACTAATTTCCAGGCCGTTAGGTTCTTTTGTATCGGAAGTACTAAAAAGATTCAGTGTAGGAACCCCGCTATCATCAATAGCAGCGATATACGTATACTTCTTGCCATTAAAATAAGAGGCAGTAGTAAAACTTTTTGTATATGCAAACGGACTCTTAGACCCTAGACCCAAGCACCCCACAAAATCATTGCTATCATTCTTATTTGAAGCACCGTAGGTAGTATACAGGTTCTCCATATCTCCCTGACTAAGACCAGTGCCATAGTCTCGCACCATAAATGTGGGATTGGCAGCGGTAGGAAGAAATACCTTAAACGGATTTTTATTTCCGGCAGAAATATGGCTATCATAAGCATTGGTAGACAGTTCACGAATTGCAGCCATCACTTTGTCGGAATAGAGAGAATCCGACAAGATTTTAAACATTTTTGCGTTTTGTGAAATAGTAAACTGGCTTTCGGAAACAACGCCCCTATTGTGCGTTTCGATAGTCTTATCTGCAAGTTTCATATTTTTTGTTCTCCAAAATTGTTATCGATTCCTGTGATGTTCCAAGTATACCATCGGCAATCCTGCTTGTCAACCTTTAGTGTTTCGCCGTATCGAATTAACGAATGATCCTATTATTAATAGATAATATTCCAAGAATCACAGATAACACACCAACATATCTAATAGCAGGAATTGGCAAAACAAAAAACCATAATCCAGAAAATATTGTGATTATAGATAATAATACCACAAGCCATGTGGGGACAAAAGAACATCCGCTAATAATAAAACAAAATGGGCCAGAAAGCAAGATAATCAAAAAAATAGCCGAAACCAATATTGCTAAACTAGCCATTAGAGAGACTCGTCGGTATCTTCATCATAATTATCTTCCCACTTATTAATATCTGGCAACCATCCCTCATTAGATTCATAGTCTTCGTCTATATCCTCGTCCATTGATTCGTCGTGATCTTCAATAAAAATAGTTAGAGCGCTTAGAATATCTATTACGCTGTCTATTTTAGTGGAAATGGTTTTTACTTCTTTATTGATAATATCTATATTTTTTTGTAGATCAGATATCTCTTTTGAGAGCTTATTATCTACTTTGTGTATTTCTTTACTGCTTTTAACTACTTCTTTTATAATATTATCAATATCTTTGGACACTATAATCTCCTAATTTAGTTTTTTGTATTCTTTAATGTCACCATTTGCTGCTATTTTTTTATCCTCGTAACTACTAGCCACTCGCCTGTAAAACTCTTGCTTTATATTCTCTAATACACCCGTTAACACCACAATCTTAGAATATGATGGGGTTCCCATTAAATTAGCGCAAACTCTACTAAAAACATAATTAATATTTCCGGCGATACTGAGTATTTCATTATTGTCTAGTTCGTTTTTTTCAAATGGTTTATCGGATGCTGTATTTTTTAAGCATAAAATGAGTTCGCCTATACAGTCATCTAATTTATTCCTACTTGTCTCATCTACATATGGCATATTTAAACCTCGCTACATCTACATTGATATTTATTACAATAGCCGCATTTAGGTCCGGGGGAATTCATACCCCAGGCATTAGCATATCCATCAAAACTCTCTTTGCCCGTGTCTATACATACTACTTTAGACTTTCCTTTGCGTTTAATTAGACCAATATTGCTCCAATGACAATCCCAAAACTTTAGTCCTGTTTTTTGATAAATTTTTCCAACCAAATATTGAATCTGCCGCATACTAATTATAGTACGGGGTTGTGGTACAAAAGCAATCTCAGTAACGTAACCCCAGCCGCTAACCTCATTAGAGTCTGAAAACTTTAACTGGCATAATTCAGTAAAAATTTTTGGGGCTAATTCATATAGACTCAGTTTTGTTTGTGTTGATGCTGCAAATATAGCCTTTTCTATACTATAAAATTCTTTAAATGCTAAATCAGGATTGTTTTTGATAGGATAAAATTGACAATAACCCCCTTCGTCATAATCTACTGAACTGTCTATAGTATATAGCATAGTAAATTAATAAGATATGATATCTATTGTTTCGCCAGTAATATCATATAAAAATTTTTTGGCATCATTAATATCGAAAAAGTCTCCTATAAATCTGGTTTTTTTAGGAGATTGATTTTTGTAAACCCCTACTATTCTATAGAAGGCATCGTCATAAACATTAGTTTGATCTAAAAATTCTGTAGCCGTTCTAATTTCGCGTATTTCTGTACCAGAGTCGGGGGTTGTGTATTCTCTCATTGTGATTAATTCAAAATAAGATATTGGCGAAGCCGTGTTTTTATGTTCGACTATTGCTCTGCACAGTCTATTAATTTGGTTGTCCATTCTCCATTTTTTCTCCACTTAAATACTCAACCAGTAATATAGCGTCCGTTAAACTATCTTTTTCAGTAATTACCATACTATTTTGACAAAAATCTAATTTAAAACTACCAATAACTTGGTAATACGGTTCGCCATACTTGTCTCTGTCATATGTAAAATATTCATTTGTGTCGGAGATAATGTCTGAATAATACTCACCATCTTCTGCTTGCTTATCTCTAACTGTTACTATACAAAATTCACTAAAAGCACATCTAGTATTATGTTTATTGTAGCATCTGCCGAAATAAAGACGATTAGGTATTGCGACCATGATATATTATAGCGGCTTTTTAAATAATGGCACAACTGTATTTTGGTCATTAAATGGATTGTTTTGTATTCTTAGATCATATAAGTCTCCGCTGGAGTTTATACGAGCATAAGCAACTGGATGGTTTAGAGCATCTTCTAATTTGTGTAGCGTTTCAGATATTTCTAAACAATCACTAGTTTTACGAAGTTTTTTAAGTTCGTCTTTAGCGTTATTTACCCAAAAGAGATCAGCCCCAGCAGCCCAAGCAAAATCAATGAGCATATCTAAAGGATGAGCATTTTTTTCGTGACTAGAATTAGAGATTGTCATGCAAAGCCTATTTTTGTTTTTTCTGCAAGAGTGACTTCTATTTCTTTAGCGCTAAACACTTCGGTAGAATATGATCTGCCGTTCCACCACCCGCATTGATAATATATATTATTATCTCCACGGATATTTATTCCTACAATAGTTCCAAAAACATCTTCCGCTAATTTAACCTTACTACCGATTTTGTGAACTTCAACAGCATTTTTGCTCATATCATACCCTTTTATTTGATTAAATATTCTATTGTTGGACAGTATATAATACCTCCGACTACACTAACCAAAATTATGAGGTTGACTAATAATTGTGCGCCTCTCATTATGGTTAATGTAGCCAGAGTATATTATATGAACGAACTAGTATCAGCCGTTTGTGTGAGCCTTAAGACGAGCGACAATCTGAGCCATCTGCTCAACATTATCAACCGTCTTAGTAGGCTTCGCTCGCTCCATAGCGGGCAGTTCGATGCCCTTGGCTCTCAGAGCCTCCTTGGTACGAGCAAAACGAGCCATAGTACTAGCAATCTTTTGACCCGTCTTGTTTGCTATTTCAGCATAAGTCTTGCTAGAAAAAACAGCCTCAAGAAACTGCTCATCACTACAACGAACACGCTTCTGCTTTTCAACCGTAGTAACGTCTGCCATAATCAACCTCCAAATCATTTCCAATGTTTGTCGAATGAGTCGGTTACGCAACCGAATACCCAATCGACTTCTTCATTCTACAACAGTGTATCGTCCTTGTCAACAGCGTGTCTTGATTTTTTTTGTGCTAGTCCGATTTTTTTTAGATTAGTCTACAAAAATACCGTCAAACTCACTTTTTAAAAAGTCTCTTAGTTCCTTGGCGTCGGGATGATTTAAAAGCGCGTCATAGAGCCTGTCCTGTTCTTTGTTATAGAACTCTGGCACTCCAGAACCGGCACCAAATACTCGTTCTGCCCTAATCAAGTTATATTTTATGAATCCTTTAAATTGATCGTTTGACTTCCAATAAATTGTATCGTTTTCTTTAACCGCCATAGCCAAAGCCACAGCATATATACTGAATTCTAAGCATCCAGAAACAGCATTGGTTTTTTCCAATTCGACTTTCTTTTTAAGATCGTCAATAGCACATTCTCCACCAAGTACATAACAATTCCATTCGTCTAAAATATATAAAGGAACATCATCCCAATATTGAGTTTGATCCACCAAATATAGTTGATATCTAGATGATCTTAATATTTTGGGTATGTATTTGCTAATGTGTCTAATTTTAATATTTGGTTCTGGCAATACTATAGCCTTGCCATTTAGACAATAAAAGACATTAACTGGTCTTTTCAGCAATGTCTTATATTCGTTCCTAAGTTCGTTGTGTATACCGTGTGCGGTTTCATGCACATTAGTATATCTTCCGAGTTTATCTCCATACGGCTCTTGTTTAGAGTGATTTAGAACATCACAATAAACAGATTCGGGGGTTAAGCACCTATATTCTGATACAGAAACGAAACTTAGAGATTGTTTTTTAGGTTTTTGTATTTCTGGAACTATTATCTTATCGGGTTCTATTAGAATATCCGGGGTTTGTTTCTGCTCTATATGAAAAAAACATAAAAAAGAAAGAAATATAAAAAATATTAGACTATTGATTGTATTCATTTATATATTCCAGTAATTTATACTGTGTTTATTATTTTAGCAATAATCTAATTAGATATTATATTTATTCTCCAAAATCACACTAATCGTCTTGTGCTGGTAAAACTAAGGCTAGTATTAAATATGCCCAAAATAAAATACTACCAGTAAAAATAGCTCCGGCAATAAATCCTATTCTTAGTATAGAGGGATCTATACCTGTTGATTCGGATAATCCTCCGCAGACTCCGAATAGTATTCTTTTTTTATTACTTTTATGTAGTTGACTCATAATCACTCCTTATTCAGTTTATGAAACAATACTAGAGATAAATCCGTCGCCGGGATTTGTTTCTGGTTCCTCAGTTGTTCCATTAGAATCATAATGATTAATGACGACTTTTATCATCATATATCCATCACGACCACTATCTATCGTATGTATCTCTGATATTCTTCCTTTACCCCAAAAATTATCCCCAATATGTAGAAAAGGACCGCCCTCAAAATCTACATAGGTTAATACTGAAGGGTCTATCTCAAAACCCAATCTCCCATAATCACTTTCCCCTTCAATTAAGTATTCTTTATCGCTGATTTGGGTTATTGTTCTTTTTTGATTATATCTAGATTTAGTGTGCTGGCTCAAACCAAGCCTCGCTGTCGAGGACATAATCTTTATTTGATACTTGTGATGCTAGATTATTAAGAGCATCTTGCAATTTAGAATTTTCTGTCCTCAAAACATCAATAATTTCATCGGCCTGTTGTAGTGCCTTGTGAAGATGATAAACTTTATTTGCTAATTCATCAGCGACATAATTTTTCATAATCATATGGGTGGCCTCCATAGTTTGGGGACTATATTATATACACCATTATTTAACGGGCAAAGAGTTTAAAAACGTCTTTAACTCTTGAATTTGCTTATTATTGAGCATTATTTGATCTGTGTATGGTTTTTTATTAATCAGCACTTGATAGCAATATCTTATACGCTGCCATATTGACAGTTTATGCTTATAAGAAGCATGGTTTTCGTACATGGCTAACTCAGCACATTTAATTTGAGAATCATACTCTATAACTAGAACCTCACTATGACAATCACAGAGTAAAAAAATTAATTTATTGTCTTGAAATTTGGTAAGACCCATTACCTAAATCACCTTTATTCTGAAATTTCTGTAAATTCTTCTGGGCTTAATCTATATATGATCTGGGAGCCCTCTCCATAAATTTCATATAGATGTGCATTTAAGCGTCTCAGTATATAACCATATTCTGTAATAGTATGACCGTTACCATCTTTAGTATTAATCAGAACTTTTACGCCTATTGACATTTTTTGGTTCCTTTTTTCTAAAGATTCTGTCATAATTATCGTCCCATGTTTTTTGATCTACGCTTTTAGGACGACGCTTTGATCCTTTTCCATTTTGACTCATTTATTCCTCCAAAACAAATGACCAGTAGCGACTATCTTCCTGCTTCTGAAGATCATCCCAATAAATCGAACGCGCAATATAAGAAGGGATTTTATTTTTACCGCAGTTAATCATCCAGTGACGCTCCATTTTCTTATATACGGCAGACCCAGCCTTACTCTTATTATACTTTAAAGACTCGACATCGTACAGGCGCAACTGATGAATATCTCCGCACAGTACCCTTGCCTCATTAGGATGAATCATTTCAAGAGCAAAACTAATTTTTGCCAAACCAATACCGCTAATCTTATTGAGGATACTGTCTCGTTTCTTAACGTGATATTTCTTGGTAGTAAAATAAAAATCTTTAGGATTAGTCCAAAACTTTTGACTAAAATCCCAAATATAATTAGTGCGATTATTGTGTAAGCCTACGCCGGACTTGTGGAGTTTTTCAAGAAGAACTTCTTTGCTATCAATCCATTCGTTAAAATTCTTGATTGCGTTATAGCCCTTAACATTACCCTGCCATGTTGTATGAACGGAGCAATAGGCAAACAGATAACGTCGAAAAATATCATCGTGATTTTGCGGACGCACACTCTCCCAATAGTCCTTATATGCAACAATCTTATCCTTGGGAAAGTTTTTAAAAAACTCATCAGCCTTAGACGTACTCATAACAACGGGCTTTTTCTCAACAACTGCTTCGCTCATGTTTGCTCCAATTTGTGTTCCAAAGTGTATGTTCCGATTCTACACTAATGGTATCGGCTTGTCAAGTATCGTTTCTTTAAACCGTTCTAGCAGCCCCATGTAGAATCTTGAATGTTGGGAATCTTAGGCTGATACCACCATCCTGATTCTCTGATTCACTAAAGTATTGTACAGTAATAATTTTTCCAAGAATCTTTTTGGGGTGCTTATGAAAGTCCTGTCTTTGTTCGATACTAAAGCCGCTGCCAACCCTAACGTCATACCCCTTGTGCTTAATAGTTACACAACTAAGCATAGTTTCTTCTGTTTCTTGACCATCTTTAACATAACGAAATGGCCCCATTTCAACATCAACGACCTCGTACTCATCATCAGAAAATGACTTATACTTCAATAAATCTTTTGATCTTTTCCCCTTATATGGTTCGTCTGCTCTCAGCATTAGCCCTTCCCAACTATATTCATTAGACATAGACACCCATTCTTCAAAATGAGCATCATCTTTAACTTTATCTTGAGCCAAAACACTCAAACACGGACAAGTATTGTCTCTCATTACTTCTCTAAGATTATTATATCTATGAGCAAACAGTTTGCCCTTAGTACCCTTTTGGCTATAGAATTCATCATGGCTAATCATGTCGAATATTTTATAGGATGGATTTGGAATAGTGTGGTCTTTCTTACGAAGTTCCTTCATAACTCCTTGAAAATCCTCATTACCATCTTCATCCACAAGACAAAGTTCACCATCGAATACTACGTTAGAAATACCCAAATTGCGTATACCGTCAGCAACAACAGAGAGAGTATCGAAAACCTTACCTGTTCTTGAAAAGAAAATGGTTTCGCCTTTACTATCCACAACCCCAATACACCTAGCACCATCAATTTTACGACTAACATACCAACCATCCTTCCAATCTACAATTTTAGGTTCATATTTTTCAGCGAGCGCAACACTAAATGTCGGAATAAAATCTGGAATCGCTTTATTAATTAATTTATCACCAGCACGAGTTTTTAGGTCTTTATCAATAATACAATGGATAAGTTCTTTATGCTCTGGATGAGAATCGACGAAACTATTTACCGCACCAATAGCATCGTGACCAGTAATCTCTCTATTTTTAAGAGCATCAAGCAAATCAAAAATACTTTTATAAGCATGGCCTCTCAGATGAGATTTTTTCTTAAGATTATCACTTGTCACAAAATATTGCCAAGTTGGATGATAAGTATAAAGCAGAATATTCTTAATAAAGTTTGCACCAGCGCCATTACCAGAAACATAGTCTGTAATAATGTCTACTTTATCATTAGTGCTACTTGTAGCACGAAGATCACGAACAAAACCATCAAGATGTTCAAAACTATCGGTCATACCAAAATCCTCCTGTGTTATCCTAACATTCTAGCATAGGCCAAGTGTCTTGTCAAGTATCGTCAATTTGATTCCGTTTCTTGAACACCCTAGCCATAATCTGTATTAGGTCGCTACCCGCCGTTTGGTAAAATGCTGGACAAATAGCGTGAACAATTAATAGCGTTCCAGATAAAAAACAAATCAACGCATAAAAAACAGCAAACTTAAAATGCTGTAAATACGACATTTTATTTTCTTCTAGATGTTCAATCCACCTTTTCTTTAAATTCATAAAAGTAAACCTCTTCATCGCTTTCGCTCACCCATCTACTGCCAGTATTTTCGCAACTGAATTCAAGTCCGAATACTTTCCAGTCTGGTTTCTTATCGAATTTTTTACTTATAAAAGATCCTCCATCCATCCACAAAACCCTGTTATTTGGTTGAATAAAATACTGCCCTCCCTCTCCTTCAAAAACATGACCGCACTTATGTCCAGCCGCTATTTCACCATAACCGTTTTGATACTGAGGACCAAAACACCAGTCAATAGTAAAGAGATATTTTGCTTTGTGTAGTCTCTTATTTTTTAGAAGAATATTCGCCGCTCTATTTTTAGTATATTGATCAATTTTTATACTAGCGTAATAACTCATACTATCCCATAATTGAATCCAGTCCAAAGGATAATCTGAGCCGCCACTTTCATTGGCCCTTAAATAGTGGATTGGGACTCTAGCGTGTTGACTGCCATACTCTGTCATAACAGAAAACAAACCACATCTTTGTGGAATACTTGTAAAGTTAAATACTTCTACTGGTATTCTGTCTGAGTTTATATCGGGCTGTTTGTTGTATAGAAAATTCGTATCAAGATATGCTATAAAAATAGGGGTATCAAGATTTAGGTAGTTACTCATTTAGACCTCGATAATAAATAGTTCATAGCATTAACTATACCAGATAAATTGTCTCCTAACTTTCCTATTCCGGTGTTACATCTATCACAAATCCAGCCTCTAAAACTATCATCCGTATGGTCATGATCCAATACCCATTTTATTGGTATCTTTTTGCAGCACTCACAAATCTCTGGTCTTGGTGGAGCCTCTTTGTGTAGTTTGCCTCTAATCTTGGAATGTTTTTTAACGCACTTTTTGCACCTACTGTCCAGTTTATCTTTGTACATACTGTGCTTAGGAAAACTTTTTCTGTTTTTCCTTTCGCCACAATATGAACAAATTTTTCTTGGCATCTTAGTTACTTCTTTTTCTTTGCAACCTTCTTTTCTAGTTTATTCATTCTTTTTTCTAGAAGCCTAAGATATTCCATTTCTTTTTCGTGGTGTTTATTGTTTTCTTTTTGAGTTTTCTTAAATAATTTTTTCCATACGCTCATTATTATTCTCCGTTATTGAAAGTTTAAGTGGACGAGGGGGCATCGAAGCCCCGTCTTGCGATATTTCTAATTACATCTTCTACAAGTTTATTTTGTTCATAGGTTAAATAGGACGATAGAACAAACAAGATTCATTCCTATCTTACCAACTGCTCTTAACCTACAACCCGTTGGACATTGTAAGTGCAGAGGGATTTGACGACAGACTTTTGATCGCTACCCTCATTCGCAATCGCAGTCTGTTACCGCCCGTTTTTATTAGGCAGCAAGTGCTAACTGAGTTTTGCCAGTTAAAGCATTTGATCCAATTTTAAAGTGGCCTCAGATCAACCACTACTTGCTTACATAATTTTCCATATCCAATCGATACCTTTACTCGCCCATAGTTTTATTATACCCCTAAATTTGATTTTTTGAAAGCCTATACAAATATTCTTTTTGACTTAGCCACATATCATCATTTATTGAGTATGGCCCATGAGCCAAGGAATATATCTTTTTTCTTCCTCTATACGCTAATTTTAGCCAAAGGCTATCTCCGGTGATATAACAATATCGTTTAATAAAAGATAGTCTTAGATCCCAGACTCTATTCTTTAGAATTTTTTCAAGTATCATTTCCAGCATTAATATCCGTATTAGATAGATTTTTAATTTCTTCCATTAGTTTATGTAGTTCATAATCGTCAACCGGCATAATTATCCTAGCCAGTTCCATTCTAATCTGCTCCGCTCTTTGCCATAATACTATGTTCAAACTAAAGGAGAAAACCAAAGATAGAAACAATAATACTATTATGGCGTTTTTCATATGATTCCTTTTAGAGATATTTAAATCCGACTACTAGGACTTGAACCTAGAACCTTGAAATTATGAGTTTCCTGCTCTAACCAATTGAGCTATAGTCGGGTGATTTTATGCTGATTGATTAATGATTTCTGTTTCTAGTTGTAGAATTTTTCTTTTAGCGAATTTCTCTAGCGATAATTTGTGGTTATTCATTTCTGGAATAATATAATTGCGAATCCAATTCCGGCGACTGCCCTTTGGGGACAAGTTCGTTTCATCTTCAATAATATACCGTGTAAGGTTGTTTCTGTCAACATACTCCGCTAAATCTTTTTTTCTGGAAAGTAAAAACGGATGAGCGATAGAAAACGATCCAAAATTCGACACTAGTTCAAAAGGACGATGATGAGCATGGCCACGAAAACAGTTTAATAAATAACTCTCTACCCAATCGTTTAAATGATGTGCTGTTATAATCACTCCGTTAGTAGCCAGTTTGCTATAAAAATCCAGTCTGGCATTTCTACACTCTGCTTCTGTGGTCAAATTTTTTCCAACCCCTATATGTCCTTTCAATCCAATATCAGCACAAAACCCTAGGAATCTTTCCACCATAATAAGATTTTGTTTTCTTAAAGCATGGTTAAAGTGGATAGGGATTAAATTATATCCTTTATTAAGCAAAAACATAAAACCAGCAACGCTATCAACGCCCATAGATACGGCAAAATGATAAGTTTTATCTTTAGGCAAAATCGTTCTGATAGTTCTAATCATTATAGATTCTATATTGTCTATTTTTAGAGCAGTCCGAATACTTTCATCATAATAACAGAACTCATCAAAAGCCCTACAATACTAGTAATGGTGCGAATGAGTTCAAATTTATGGTTGTGCTGATCGACCCACAACTCAAAACTATCCCTAAGTTTACCTTGTTTCTTAAGTTTATTGAGCCTTTTTTGGCTAAGTCTTTGCATAATTATATTTCTATTTGACTCTGCAATATTTCTATTTCTTTTTGATAATCCTCTATAGTCTTAATAAGCACCAAACATTGTCTGCAACAATCTGATAGCAAATATTCCTGTAGTTCATGTATCTTTTCTTTTAGGCGATTGATTTCCTTCTGTTGTGTGTCTTGGCTCATTAGATACTCCGTTGTCTCTGTTCTTTTGGTCGCTTTTGTTTTCATCAACCCAAAAAATCATATCGTTGGTTGCATCATCCCAAGCACATTCAACATAACCAGCAGCAGCAAGTCTAGCCAATCCTACGTTGTAAAATCGTGTTCTAATTTGATCAAATGTTTGATGATACGAGTCTTCATCAATAATGTAGTTATCATTATCATCAAAACCAATAGCGTTCTCGTCAATTAGTTTATAAATCTGTTCGATTGTAATAAACTCGTCCAAATCTCCGTTGTCTTTTTCGCTAAATGATAGAGCAGCGTTTTTTCTCAAACTTTGTGCATAGCCTTCCAAATCATTAACAACATAAGTGTCGCTCATATTTATACCCCAAAACTATAAAAATTTTCTTACACCTTGACCGTTTTTTGTATCGTTCGCCTTATCCAAGAGTCTGTCTATAGTGTTTTGTAAAGTCTGTTCGCCTCTAGGAAGCCATTTTTTATCTTCATATAATGCCGTTATGATCTGAGGTATCCAGTGTTGATAGGCTATATCAAATTCTTCTGGAAAATAATGCTTTAGTATTCTTTCTATATGGAATACAGAATTACTGATCTCGTCTCTATGATCTAGCAGTTTATTTAACTGATGTTTCTGTTCTGGGGTAAAACTCACGATACTGGTTCCTTTGGCTTTAATTTCATCATTTTGTGCTTGGTTTTCCAAACGCCTGTTTCTTTATTTTGAATATCTCCATTCATCCAAATATGACAGAACCCGGCCTGCTTGTCAATGCCCCATGCCAGAATACCGTTTTCGTCCACTTTCTCCACAACAAAACGCCCGCGATAACCCATTGGAATGAATTCGCCCCTACTTACATAAAACGGGCCACCGGCAACCTTAACCCTATCACCCTTAACCAATTCTCTCCAATTAAAATCACGAATAATCTTTGTGTTTTTGGATTCCTTGCTCTTTGCCTTAAAAACAAATGGATGATTACAATTCTTACACATATATGCACGGGGGCCAGTAACAGTGCCGCACTTCTCACAAGCCTTCTTACCTTTACCAAGACCCATTTTTTAAAATCTCCTGAGTTTGAAGTTGTCGTTACAGGCTAAGTATAACACAGTTATCGGAGTTGTCAAGCGATAGTCTTTAAGAATTTCTGTGAGCCTCACAATGAGTTGAAATCCAACCTTTTTTATTGGCCTCCCCTTTATTTCCACAAACGTCGCAAATCTTATAACTCATGGCCTCTGCCATACTCACTAAACCTTCTATATATTTATCGCCACCACTAAAATAGACCCTAAGACCACCATATTTTTCTTTTATTTGGTCAAAATGTACGGGAGAATAGTCTAAATCCTCCCCGTCGTTTTGTGTACCGAATTTATTTCTAATCTTTACCCTTTCTGCTATATTTTCCTCATGCTGTTTAATCATCCAGCAAAGAGAAGATAGAATATCATACCAACCTTCTCCGCACTCTATGCCAAAACTCATAGGGCTTTGCATAGGAGTCTTGTCTTTGTTGACAAAAAGTTGTGGATATTTTTCGTATAATTTATTTTGTAGTTCGCTGTTCATAGTCTTTGTTTCTTCTTGAGTTCTGGACTCTTATAATCCGGTTCAGGAATAATAGTGAGTTTACCGGGACTATAATGACAAAAATAACTTTGTTTAATCTTCCTTTTAATCAAATTGTTTTCTTCGATTTCAACATAGATATTAATGCGATAGCGGTTTTCAAAAACATTAATAATTTTAATCATCAGATAGTTTTTGGGCTTATCTACTTGCTTAAACAATAAACTCTCAATCTCCAAATCCATTATCTAGCCCTCCGATTTGCTCTATGAAGAATACGAATAGTTTCTTTAGCGTTGCTTGGAACCATCACCAGTTGTGGGGCTGTTTTATGTTGGAAATCATTAAAACCCACAGCCCTATCCTCTATGCTACACTCTTTACAAATAATTTTACGTCCAGTCTCAGTTAAAAACTCATACCGATCAATACCAACACAGTTTTTGCAATAGATACAGTTCATGGCAACCTCCGTTTAGCGGATTATACCATTGTCATCGGCATTGTCAATCCGTTTACTTCAATTTTATTGCCAAAACTGTCACAAAAATTGCCATCGTCTGTGCTATAATAAATAGTGCTTAATCCCACAGCGTTAAGTAATTTACTACAGTTTTCACAAGGTTTGCTACCTAAAATAAGTCCTTTTCTATTAATACGCATAACAACAACTGACCAATTAGGATCAATGGTATTATACATATCAAGTAGTTTAGAAATAATACGAGATTCAGAATGATAATAGGGGAATTCCTTATATTTTGGAAGGTTAAAATTTTCACCAATCCTATACGCACCAGTATGCGTCTTAACCGGGTTATTTTGGGTGAAACAAATCATTTTCGTACCATCAAAGACAGAACAATAATGGTAACACCGAATCAACGGACTAGGATTCCAATGATTATATGACTTACGAATTGTCTTGTTTATTATCTTCATTATCTGTTATGTCCAATATATTTTGCTTAGTTTTGAGATAAATATCATCTGTCATTGGTTCTGGATACGATTGATTAACAGATGGTAGTGGAGTAAGAGTTACTCTCTTAGTTTGGGGGGCATCTGTTAATTTAATTTTTTTTGGCTCTTTCATTGTTCAACCTCTTTTATTTCGTCGCTATCATATACAAGCCCATATTAGCAAAAGCATAACCTGTATACGCTATACCGAGACCAGTATTTCCCTTTAGATATTGTTCTATAGCCACCCATGAATATACGCATCCTGTTAATGCAATTAGCCATCCGCTCATGTTATTAAAGTCCTTTTGGTGTATTTTATATTTTGTGGTATGTGCGAGATACCAAATCTACAATATAATAATCAGAAAACGCTCTTTCTGCAATTACTCGCACTAATTGTTGTTTGGGCGTTTTTTGTTAGGTGTTCCGATGGATTATACCAAAGTTTGTAAAGTTTGTCAAGAAAAATTGCCAGCAACGAGTGAATATTTTCATAAATCAAAAGGAGGTAAGTTTGGTTGTAGAAATCAATGCAAAAAATGTATTGCTAATACAACTGACCGAGAAGCAAGGAAAAAATATTATAGTCAATATTATCAAAAAAATAAAACCAAAGTAATAAAACATCAATTAGAATATATTAAAAACAATAGAGATAAAGTTAATAAAAGACATAATGATAAATATTATTCTGATATTAACTATAAAATGAAACATAATCTAAAAAGACGAATGAATAATGCTATCAAAGGACACTTTAAAGATTGTTCAACTTTAAAATTATTAGGTTGTGATTTAGAAACCGTAAGAAAACATTTAGAATCTAAATTTACAGAAGGTATGAATTGGAATAATTATGGTCAGTGGCATATAGATCATATTATGCCTTGTGCTAGTTTTGATCTAAGTGATCCAGAACAGCAGAGAAAATGTTTTCATTATACTAATTTGCAACCATTGTGGGCGAAAGAGAATATGCAAAAGAGGGATAAAGTTCCTGGTATTTTTTAATAGCAAGACACTTTTGTTTTATTTCAAAATCTAGATCGAATTCTAGTCCGTAAGTATTAATAGGTTCTACTGCATACTCTGCGTGTTTGCGAGGATTATTGCCCGGTGCTGATTCGCTATAATGAAATAAAGGACGATTACATCCGGCAGTTAGCCATGTTTCGTGACAACGACGTATTGCAACTTCTTCGCTAAGATTATCTGGATGACATTTATGATGTAAATAATCGAATGTGATAGGTATTTGTGTAATAGGATGAAAAATATCAGTTAGTTGCTTAACGCTCCAGCAAGTAATCTTATCGTCACATTCTATTGTGATACGTTTTTGACAATTCTCGTCTAATTTTTTGAAATTGTTATAAAATCTGTGAGATATTTCTTCTCTAGTTCCGCTATTAGAATGTATATGAAAATTCATTGGCGATCTATGATCTGCTGGAAGTCCGATCCTATCAAAGAAACTACTGTAAAAATTAAGTTCTGTAATAGTTTTTTCAACAACTCTATCGGTAAGACTAGATAGGCTGTTAAACTCACTAGGATGGACAGAAACCCTAACTCCTGTATCTACAATAGTTTGTGAGATAATATCGAACTGGTCTTGAATATTGTCATAATTAGGCAAATCTTCTAATGAGATATTAGCCTCGTCAAAAGTGATAAGAGGAAATAGATCACTACTAACTCTATAAACGTAGCCATTATCGCCGCAGAATTTGATTGTTTCATTAGTTACAACCATGTTATTGTGAATACGATCACCAAGAATAGTTAACGCCTCTACTCTTGGAAGCGAAGAAAAACGCTTGTAGGTCATGGTTTGAAATCCATGCCCCTGTTCCTTAAGTTTTAAAGATATGCAACACAGACCGTAAGCCATAGATTCTCCTAAGATAGCGTCAGTATACTAGGCTATCGGCATCTGTCAAGACGATTCTTGAGTTTCTTCGTATTCTAGTAGGAGTGCCTCCCTCATAGGCTCTGTGATATTACTAGAATCTAAGTAGTAATCTAAATTAGTATTAAATTTATTAGGCATATGATTAAGAACCCTTTCAGAATATATAGGATTCTTTGGTCTTTTTCGTAAAGAACGATTGATGTGATAATGAAACAAATATGCGTTTACAGCACGAATATATTTATCTAAGTCAATATCCTCTATAGGATTATTCTGTAATAGTTTTAATGCTTTCTTCTCACAATCATGTTCTAGTTCAATAATATCATGTAAACTTTGATCTATTTGATCGTCAGTATATGTACAATCTTTAATATCTTCTGAGTATTTAAGAGATGGAAAACTAATCCAATCAAATAGGATATCATAAGTAGACATACTTTTATTCCATAATTCACGATCATGTTTCCACTGTAAATAATGACAGTATTCATGCACAAAAGTTTCAAAACCCATGTGATGATCTAGGGCCACCACAAACTCTTTCTCCCCTTCTTCCGCACCAAACCACCCACCATAACCATCAAGATTTGTTTTTTTATGTAGCAACACAGAAAATCCATTGGCTAAAAGTTCTCTAGTACATTTTGTTATAAAATTTAATTTAGTGTCCATACTTATACTCTGTTTTCGGTAACGTCTATCGCAGAATAAATTCTCATAATTTTATGGGTGGGTTCAAAATATTGCTGAAAAGCCAGTTGTGCCTCTAATTCAGTTGTTGTAAAAAATGTTTCATGCAGTAAAATAGTTTGTTTATATTCATCGTTTTTTTCGTATCCCTGACCAGTAACCAAAAATTCTAGCATTATATTTTTTCTTTCTTGTTATAGTTTTCTTGTCTCAGTTTATCTTCCTTCTGCATATAATAAGCCATAGAAACCAAAAAGAATAACCCACCAAACAATACTACCAGCCCAACCAGTAGATATATGGCGAACAAAGATAGTACGAGATTGATTAACATATCTAGTCTTTCGAGATTTTAAGGACAATTCCTAAAATAGTGAACATTATACAGCATATACCTATGAATACGAAAGGAAAAGCGAATAATATATCACTATATTCTGAGTATTTTACTACTACCATCCCAAAGCCTCCGACGTTATTGGAAACTGCTGTTTAAAAATTTCTTTGGCTTCATTAGCGATTAACATATGTTCTTTCTGAGTGCCGTGGCTAGACCTAAGATCAATATAATGAACCCAAGATCTTATACTACCAGACATATAAAGCCTAGTAGGAGTAGCCAAAGGCAATATGAATCTAGCACATTCTTTAGCAACTCCATCCGCTAACATTCCATCATATATAGATTTGGCTTTTGCGAAATGCTCTCTAATTTTAGTATTCCACTTAGACTTAATGGTATCTTCTATATCATTTATGCTATTTTGTCTATTTTTTGTGTCTTGTCTCCTTAGTTCAAATAACGGTATGTTATCAGATAAAAGAGTAGTATCTGCATATCTTTGGGAAAATTCTTGATAGGTGAAACTTCTATGTCTTAAAATTTGTGCGGCAATACCCCTGCTGGTTTCTATTTGCAGGGTCATAAAAGCCTGTTCAAATATTGACCAATGCTGATGATCTATACAGTACTTCAATAGTTTGCTGTAGTTTTCATTATCTTGATTAGAGGGGTTACTAACCCTAGCACAATAAGATATTAGTTTTTCTGCGTCTGGAGTAGCACTGATGAATTTTACTGAGTTCATTTGGATTCCCTATTTTGAAAATATCTTGTTATTTTTTCCCATGCTGGCTTAAAAAAATAGACAGCAACAAACCCAATAATCCCATTAATAGCAGAAGATAGTAGACCAGTAATAGTCAATGCTGGCAGACATTGTATTTTATTGTCTTTACTAGAGTGTTTATCAGTAGTCTGACACATTAAACTTTCCTATCGCTTTAGATTCTTGAAAGACTGCCTGATGCTCTGTCCATTTATTATTAGTAATACTATTATAGATATCTTTCGCAAGTTTACTAACGCTTAATGAAACGCCGCTTACTTGAGGATCGTCTACTTTAGACCAATAATATGAATGTCCATTAACACTATCGTCTTTTTGTTTAACGGTTTCGTATCCTTTTTCTTTTGCCCACTTTTTTATTTCTGACCACAGCATTAATTTTTCTCCTAGATTCACTTTCATTATATAACTTGGTTCTTAATCTATCAATATCATTAATCTGATTTATATTTAATTGATGACCTTGGGCTAGGGCATAATTACAAATATGGATTAAGGTTTCATAATCATTAAGGGTCAACATATCGGCCCAACTATTTTTGCAGTTGCTCCTGTGCTGAGATATGTCTTTTATATTTGAATCCCTGAGAGAATCCGGCCATATAGGCTCGTTTAACAGAACCAAAAACAGAATAATCTTCTTGGTTTACTATGTTTCTATTTTTTATGGCCCAATCCACGAAACTTTTTTCCTCGTCGGATTCCTCTTCCAAATTTTTTAGGTACAGATCACAATACTGATAGGTTTCTCTGTTTAGTCTTGTGTCTATAGTGCTAAATATAGTCATTTCTGGTGACTGCTTAAAAATAGACGTTATTACTAATTCGTCCATAAAAACATTATACACAACATCCCCAACCTTTAACGAGATAGCCTGATCTAGTCTCATATTGAGTCCTCAGTAATCTTAAAACGATTAGCACAATTATCGTAAGCGTCCTCAAGACTGTCAGCAACTCTGAATTTCCATAGATCATCACTAGAATCTATATCCAAAGCGTCTATGTATTCCACAAGATACTTTAAAATATGCTCAAGACCGACCTCATCAACAAGAGTTTTAATTTTTGGTTTATTCGTTAAATATCTGACTTCTTTCATAATTTCTTTCGTTTTCATTTTTTATACAGGTATGTTCCGGCCCAATCGCAATCGCTGAGTATTTGATTAAATTCTGTGATTAAACTATATCTCTTGTTTTTATACGGACTACTCCAACTTGCTGCTTTATATACATCTCCATTTTGCTTGTCTACAAAAGCATGAACCGTATCTTGTTTAGTGTCTTGATAGGTCATCATTATTTTTATATACCTTTTACCTACAGAATAGTGGAAATAAATATTTTGATTACCATAGGTTTGATTTTTCGCTTTGTTTTCTAAAGTGTCGCACCAAATATTTATCCTATCATGGAGTTGTATCATTAGGAAATACTTCCGATCAAATATCCTATTATAAATGAAATAAAAACAATAGAAAGACAGATACTAAGTCTTTTAGTGTTCACTCTGCTCATGGTAGTATACCGTGTCTAGTTTGTTTTGTCAAGGCTTTAGTTCTATTTTTGGTATATAGTCATCCACTGTATGCTCTATGGTTTTAATCTCTAAAACTAGTACAGCATCTATACTAGGGGATGTTTGTTGATGATTGTTAATTAACGACTGTATTTCTTGGCATATATATTCGCACTGTATTTGTTTATCAAGTCTAATGGCTTTCATCATATTATGTTCAATTCTTTTGTAGCCTTAATTCGGACATAATCTTTTGTATTTCTTTAAAACTCCAAGGTTGTCCGAATGGTTTATTATAGTTGATGGTATTATCAACCCCAACGTCTAGAGTTAATCTAGTTGATGTTCTATCTTCATGGTCTAACTTTGAATGAACATGACCATAGAGCATCCATGAGCCTTTATGACTAGCGGGCCATGATCTATGAGGATAATGACTCAAATATATTCTTTGGTTACAATATATAATTTCTTGAACATCATATAAAGAGGCGAAGCCGTTCATGTCAGCGGTTAGTTCGTCTAGATAATAATCTTTCTTTTTATTGTCATGGTTGCCAAAAATTAAATGTACATTTCGGCAATTTATTCTCAGGCGGTAGTTTAGGGGTTTTTGCCCCTTAAAGCAAAAATCTCCCAGTATATACAAAGAGTCATCCCGACCGACAACTTCGTTTATATTGTCGAGTATTACCTGATCCATTATATGAACATTGTTAAATGGTCGCTCACAGTGATTGATTATATTATTGTGTCCGAAATGTGTGTCGGATATAAAATATATCATACTCACTCTATTTGACTCCTTAGTTAAAGTACATCGTGTCTAGTTTCTTGATAAGATTGATATAAACTTCTGGTTTTTGATAGTTCTCATTATTTTCTGGATGATAATCCAATTCTTTAAGTTTATCTTCTAGTAAATCTTGTAAAATTTCTATTTCTTGATTAGTAAGTTTCATTTTTATTTCTTCCAACTTATACCATCATAACGATAAGGATAATCATTGGGCCATTCTTTTTTCTCTGGCGCGTTACTATCTTTTGATTGATTTGGATTGAAATATTGTTGCCTCTCTAATCTTTCAACGCTTTTGATAAGTTCTTTAACCCTATATTCAAGATTCAGTAATGATCCTAATACAACGTCAATCTTTTGTTTTCGTTTTGGTTTATTTGTTTTGGCCTTTTTCTTCTTCATTCTTTGTTCCTTTGTGAGACATTAGTAATAATTACCTGTATGCTATCAAAGACATGGTTATCCATACTGTCATACATACCGCTTCGTATGGGTTTATTTACGACCTTAAATTTAAAGGAATATTCTCCATCACCATGTTCTTTATAAAGATATTCGTAGAGTATATTTTTAATATCTTCTTCTGTTAGATCTATTTCTTTTTTATTTTGTATTTTCATATTGGTTGTGTTCCATATAATTTTTCAACTAGCCAAACAGACTTATCTCCACTAAAATTCATATCAACACTTTTTCGTTCATTATAATCTAATTTCCAATAATGTTCAATACCAAACTTTTTCCATGTTGATAGATCATAATCAGTCATAGAAGTTCTATATGCTGAAGGTCTGCTATCATCATATAGGTGTTCAAAAACATCTCTCAAAATAACAATTTTAGTATTACTATCAAGACTATCCCAGTATAGACTAATCCAATCTTGAACTGCTCCCGGTACATAAGTATGGCGACCAAGAGCATATCGTAATGCTGCCACTACCATTATGCTTCCATTGGTATCACAATCAAATTTCTTTATTTTAGTTTTTGGCATAACTCAATCTTGCTTGTTTAGGTTAGACAAACTCATTCCTGCACCTTTGTTCCCATATCGTATGGGTATCCATCTTTGGGATCATCGCTATAAACACCTTCATAATCATTATCCCACCAAGGAATTTTACTGTCTGGAAGATTCTCAGATTGTGATTCTTCGTTAATTTGAAAACTCATATAGTTCTTTCTATAGAATTTTTAGATTCATTGAAATTTCTTAATGTATCAATAATAGAAAACAAAGTATCTACATCAAATTCTTTCTCTGTGGGAGTAAATGTCCACCACTGTCTATCTTTTTTTATGAAATAGCCATGTTCGCTTTTATAAATAGAGTCGCTCATTCTTTCAAGATGAGGGCCGTTACATTTCCACGGAGTAATACAGTTAGGACATTCCATAATTATTTCTATAAAAATTGAAGCGGCATTTCTCAGTCTTACACAGAATCCCGCCAAGAGTCTACGGAGTTGATTTAAGTTTGGATACCCGCGACCAAACACCTTTCGGCTCAACTATTCCACTATATCATAAGTTTCCAACTCGTCAAGACAAATAAACTTTGTTTGTCCATATTGTATGGTACGAGATTGATGCCAATGACCAAAAAGCCATAAATCTGGTTCATGAATATTTAACAACTCATTTAGCGCCCAGCCAGTAGTATTCTCATATATTTTATCCCCAGGATTTAGCATCAATGCCGCTATGGTTTGAGGACAATCGTGAGTAATAACTATTTTGGGTTTTATGGCTCTATATAGTTCTCTAGCGTTCATAAACTGATCTACACTAACCTGTTCATTTTCCCACCAACTAATTCCAATAGTACGATAATGCCTATCAATACTATATGCTCCACGATAATAGAAAAAATCTATTCCGTTAAAATTATTTACATAGCCATAGTCAGTCAAAAAATGAGGATAATTCCAGCAAATATCATAGTTATCATGATTACCGCCAATAATAATATGTTTAGTATGGTCTACATTTTTCAGAGTATCATACTTAAAACCGAAATCTCCCAACTGAACAGTATATGGGTATCTTTCTGTCTCTCTGATAATTCTGTGATAACGCTCATACTTACCATGAACATCACCTATAACAGTTACTTTACTCATTTTTGATTTTCTCTAGTTCCTCTATGGTTTCATTGCGTCTATGGTGCCATAGTCGGGCGAGTCCGGTTAAATTATCAGTATAATCCATATCATTCGGGTTGTCAAATACAAAATCGGCCAGACTCTCAGATAACTTTAAAACATCTTTTGGCGTTAGTCTATGCTCACTATAGTCAGCGTAGGAATATACCCTAAGACAGAATGGCCTATCCTTAAGAAGAGGATTATGATGTAGTTCTATCAACAGATCATTATTTATCTCTATGGTCTGTTTTTTATATTCTGACATTTGCGAGTTCTTCCTAATGCCTTGCTACTAAAGTCTAATTGTTTATTGTCCTCGTCCTCTATTAAGGCATTAAAATCGGATAATAATTCTATCTCTACTTCCTCTGCTGTAATCCTATAATCTGTAAATATGTTTTTGTCTTTAGAATTATAGACCCTAAAGAAATATTTATTATCTATTGGGCTATATAAAAGAAAACCTCTGATGCCTTTTGCTGAAATTTCCATTATAGCATACCGTATTCTTGCCCTTGTAGCGGGTCTTTTTCATAAGGATAGTTAAATGGACCAAGATTTTGTTTACGCTTTTGCTTTATCCATGTAAGAGTATCGTCAAAACATTTGTCACAAATTTGAATATCAAACTTGATCCCGTCATATTTTGATCCATAGCCCCATAATGCTTCTAGAGTAGCATACTCGCTGCCAATTTCTTCCACAGAACAAGAACTACCACAAATATCGCAATAAACTTTATCTTCAACTTTTTTTTCGATCTTCTTATATGTTTTCATCGAATATTTCCATATCGTCAAAGTTATAGGGCTCGACAGTCCAGCCTAGTTTTAATAGGTCTAGCCTTATCTCATCTGTAACAAAACCCTCACCAACAAAGCCATCGGTATTATGTCCTATGCCACTACAATACCAATCAATATAATCTCCTTTTTCATTTAGATCAGCAACAATACCGCCAGCATATCTCCAAGAACAAGTCCATTCTTTTTTGTTTTGTAAAAATCTATTGTTACATAAAGCGGCGTATAAATTCTGGCTATAAACAGCACTATATTTACATTTATTGGCAATCCATTCAGAACCTCTTAAATCCCAACCTAGATCAGTGTCTTTTGGGGTTTCTTTCTGAGACAACATATGTTTTATTGAATCAAAATCATCTTGAGTAATATCTCCTTTATCCAGAGCCTTCTTATAGTGATTAGTCATAAAACTACCCCTATCGGGACTTGTGAAGTATTTCATGCCAATGTTTCTCTAGGTGGTTCATTGTGTCTAGTATTTTACGATCATTATAAAAACAGTCAAGATGAGAACCTGTGAGTTCTCTATATTTAGCGGGCCATACGTTATTTAAGCAATTCATAATATTCTGGCCTTCTCTAATACCTAAATGGTACTGGCTATCAATATAGTTTTTAAATTGCTGAAACGTCATATCAAATACCCTGTTGCTTAAAATATTCAACCATAATTCCTGCCGTATCTGGTACGCTATTCCCTCCCCAATAATATCTGGCAACAATATTTCTCATTTTATGAATTGTCGGGATATGTCCATATCTATCAGAGTATTTTTCTTCATACTCTGCTTTCATATACATTCCAACTAAATTAAAAAAATAGTTAACGCTTTCTTCTGCTTTCTGATTCATGTCCAAAGACTTCCTCTGATCTTAATGAGTTCGATAAGCATTTTAGTATCTTCTTTTTCATAATCGTCTTGCATTTTACTGATTTTTTTATAATAACTCTTGCCGTTCTTTTCCTCAGAGAAAACTTCATAAGGGTCTGGTCTATTATTTCTATTTTTCCACCAGTGATACAACTCTGTTGTTTTACGAGCGGCACCTGCCTGCTCTGTTAGGTCGCCAAACCCCTTATCTCCCTTTCTAAAGCCATAGTCTTTATTATAGGTCAAACTACTAGCCCATTTTAAATAATCAAGCCCTGCCTCAACACAGCGACCGTGAACAAATTTATACTTCTTTTCCTTATAACACTTGAATAAATGGGCATATTCTACTTCAACAAGATCAACAAGTTCATTAAAAAGACCATGAATAATTCTATAATCTAAGTCATAGTAATTACCCGGCTTTAATCCGGTATTAAGACAATGAGTTTTGTCTATAAATCTATTCCGAACATAAGCCTCTATAGTATAGTAAATATCACAGGGTGAATAAACTATATCCTGTAAACGATCAAGCAGTTTTTCTGCCACCCAATATCTATAAGGATGCTTAGTTTGAGCCTCTTTACGCCACTCATCCCAACCTTCCCATGCTAGTGCGTATGGTTTATTCGTGCCTCTAATCCAGTCTGCCAGACTAGAACAACTCCAGTAGTTTATTCTACTTCTTTTACTTAATTTAAACATATTAGTCTAGTTCCACATTGTGTTCATTTAATAGTCTATAAAACTCTTCACGAATTTTTTCAAGAGCATCATCGGCACTCTTAAAATCGTTATGATATTTTCGCCAACTTCTTAACTGGTTTGCAAAATCCCATAACATATTTTTTATTTTACCAGCATTAATAGAGGTATCAAATTCTCTCTGTTCTTCTGGTAGATTGAATTGTAGTATCGCTTTTGGCATTATTTTGTCCATATAAATGAAGCGAAATTTCTCAGTCTTACACAGAATCTCGCCAAGAGTCTACGGAAGTTGATTGTGGGAATACCCGCGATCCCGACCTTTCGGCATCAACTTTTTTATGATACCACACCATCGGTATTTGTCAATAGTGGTCTTTAACAAAATAGGCGGCTATTCCATTTAAAATCACGACTATCAAGAACTTTAATCGTCTTGTCTTTGTAGACTTTCATTATAATCATCGAGTCTAAAAGACTGTTTAAAAGTCTCAAAAGTATCATCGGTATGAAGTTCAATCAAAACGGCCAAACCCTCCAAAACATTAGCGAGTCTATCATGGCTCATTTTATTTTCCAGCACGGCATTTGTTACAGACCGCAATTGATCTGCAAAAAGTGCTGTTTGATTAATCTTGTTTTCCAGATCGAATCTATCCATTAGCAATCTCCTTTTCATATTCCTCAATATCTGTCTTAAACTCATCCGCTTGGCCTAAAACAACAGCAGCATGATACAAGATATGATCTCTGGGATCACCACCGTCCTGAATAAATTCCTGATAACTAATTTGCTCACTATCACAATCAAAAATATATCTAGCACACTCCATAGCGGCTTCAGTATAATTCACTTCAGTTTGTGTACGCATATTTATTGCTCCTATTTAGGTAAGTTCCTTGATAATCTTGTTAAATTTATTTTGAATCTTCTTATTTTTCGGAGCATCGCAAAACCCAAGCCCCTTTTTTGTTTCTTCAACACTTTCGATAATGGGAGGTTCGTATTCGGTAGTTGTCCACTGACAATTCTTTTCAAAAAAAGTAAAGTCTAGTTCCCCAAGGCCATCGTGAATATCATCCTCGTTTTCAGCCTCAATAACAAAAGAAGTATTTTTAGCCTCAACATAATTCATAGTAACAAGATATTTAGGCATGATTTGTCTCCAAAAGAGTGATGTTGCTAGTAAACACTATACCTCGCCTTTGAGCAATGTCAATAGGTTTGAGAAACTTGACCACATTATGTACCGCCCATCCATATTTCGGTTTTTTACCATTCCATCCGTATAGTTCATCACCATCTTCTACTTTGTGCTTATCATAATCACCAACCCAGTCCTGCTTAAATACATAAAGAAAACTGTGACTAAAAGTAATAGTCCCTATAATCCGAGCCTTAAACTTACCCCTCTTTCCCGGCGTTTCAATTAGTGCTAACTCAACACCTTCGTACTTTTTGGGCAAAGCATACGAGCGAGTTTCGACAGTTTTGGTGCCATTTATTAAAAGGCTAGACCAAGGGGCTTGAATATTTAAACCAGTCATTCGTAATCAAGGCGTGGCTTGACCAAAGTAAAAGTTAAGCAACAAATTTTTAGGATGCAGATTACTACTAAAACTTACGCTACCATCTTCATTTTCTGTCACAGATCCATTATGAAGAATATGTCCTATTGCAAAATCATTCCTTAATAAGTGAAATTGAGACTGTTGATGAAACCAATTCCAATAATTATATTGAAAAGTATCTGAACCCACTGTGAGAGTTATCATAACAGTAGATTCTAGTTTAGATAACAAATAATCGTGGAAAGTCATACTGTAATCTCAATATGCCACTTATTACCGTGAAGTTCAGCAACAACCCCCATATTCAACTTAACAAGTTCAGAAACAATTTCAGCAAGTTTTTGAGTTTCGTTAAGATAAAGATAGATCATTTGTAATA